CGCATTTGTAAAAGAGGGTAAGAAGGGAGCAAGGAATTACAAGACCGAGACGAAGATTCTGAATGGCCTCAGCTAACTGAGTCCACTCATGTTCTTCGCCTCCGTAGCGATCTTGCAAAGAGGAAATGGGTATGTAATGGCTGGAACGATTGGTTTTGCAGGCATGCTCAACGAGATAATTGGTCTCAATTGTCACTCCCCTGCTGCCGGTTGGCGTAAATCGCTCACGCAGCGCATCCATGATGACGTTGCTGGGCTCGTTGCATAAGCCGCGTACAACACCTGACATGTAGCACTCCATCTTCTCTTCCGTGCTCATCTTCTTAAACTCAGACTTCGTTTTGCCGATGGTTACATGGCTAAGGTCTCCAGAAAGTTGACCCATGCCACGAAAAATAGCTCCGAAGTTGCGCGTGTTTACAAGTTTGCCATACTGATCTTTCAACAAACTATGTTTGAGGAACTGGCTGCCCGCTCGCTTGGGCCACCAGTCGATAGTGATGACGTGTCCGACTGACGCAGCTGCTTGTTGCAAAATACAGCTGCGTTGATGAGGTGTTGCACTATCGAAGTGCACCTCTTCTCCTTCAATCTCCATTCCTTGACTATTCGAATAGTCAATGAAGGTATGAAAGGCGATGACAATGGAGGTGGAAGCCACGTTATTCACCATGGTGGTCTCCGGGCATCCACTGCCTTGGAAAATTGTTTTTGGTTTCAAAGTGACGAACTCCCTCTTCCCGGCTCGAGTCGAGGGATTGTAGAGCGTAATTGATTCCTTGAGTCGCGAAAATTGCTGCTTGATGAAATCCTTCATCCCGTAGGCTTTCAGGAGAACAGCTAGCAGGTAAAAATTGGCGTAGGTGTTACCGGAATCACAGCTGGATATGTCAGCGTCAAAATGAATTACTTCACCTGACTCTGTCACATAAGTCGCAGCCATGTCGTCCGAAAACACGCGAGCACTCAACCCCTGTAGATCAACATCGGGGGAGTATCCTTCCTCAAGGGATTTGACAACCTGGAGCTTGAGATTGGACCTTTTAAAAACAACGCTTTCGCAAACGCTCTTTTTAGCTAACTCGGATAAGTTATAGGTCCTGCAAAACAAACTTTTGACATGACTATACATCATACCACCGTTTATAATGCTTGAGCCATACGTGACGAACAAACGGCCCACTTTGTTGGGTTTAGCTAACTCATTCTTGAATTTAGCTTCAACCGGTTCATTGGGGGCATCGTCAGAGGTAAGAAGGCCAGTGTAGCGTCGCTGAACGTACCATCGGGCGTACGTCAGAGATTTGACCGGCTTGCGGAGAAATTTATCTCCACCGGCAGAGCCAACAAGCACTCTCCCAACCAACCAGTCCCAGCGCCATTTGGCGAGGTACATGATGTAGAAAGGGAAAAGTGCGAAATAGAAAAACCAATTCGCTATGATGGCGAAATAGGTTATCCCATTGGAGGCGAAAAATCGAGCCACACTTTTGCGAGCTTGGATTCCAGGAATGCTAGTGTCAACCCCGATAGCATCAGAAATAGATTTCTGGGCTGTCGAGGCGGGTAGATTCGTGCACTGAGAGAGCATCCCTCCGTCAATAGAGAGGTGCTTCAGAATGTCTTGCTGGTTGGCGCGGAGGGTCTCCTCTCCGTCACGCGCCTTGTAAAGTCTAGACATGGCGTAGCAGGCCTGCTTGCCATCAGGATCGAGTACCTTGAAATCTTTCTCACCTACCAAGCGACAGTACACTGTGCGGTAAAGGCGGGGAAAGGGATTGGATGAGGTCTCGAACATGCCTGCCACGGAGCCAGATGCATGAGGATGGTAACCACGAGACGATTTTATCTCGAAGTTTCCATTGTCAGTTAGAATCTGGTCCATGTCCGGGGAATCCGCGTATTTGCGGTAAAATGCGCCATGGTCCACTGCTTGGCCTAGAGAGGTCACATACTCTTGGGCGTCAAGTGTTGAAGGCTGAACAAAGGTGCGCTCCTCAGGGCGCTTCTTTTTGGCAGTCTCATTGACCATGGCGACATTTTGCTCGCTCATCAGCAGCTCTCGTCGCGCATAGGCTTGTGCGACGAAATAATCGATGCTGTCCTTTAGCATGCTGACCGGTAACGAATGGAAGTCCCGGACAGCAACAGCTAAGAAGGCTTGGATATTGCTGACTGATAAGTGAGGGTTTGGGAAACGATTCTCTAGCTTCCGCACAAGCGGGATAGCGATAAGAACGTCTCGTTGGGGATACGCTTTTGCCTCGATCTTGAAAGAGGCAATCCTAACATGCTGGAGCGAACACGTCACTG